GGCGGAATGGTTCAGGGTTTCCTTCCTCAGCGGGATATATATGATAATAAGCACAGCGAAGCAAAAGAGAGTTGACAATGCAGTTGACATACACGGTGAGATTCTGTCCAGAAGGATTTGATCCTCTGTGAATAATAATATCACCATTATACGCAACGCAAGAAAATGCAATCTCAGTACAAATACCTCGCATAATCATAATATCATCAGAAGTGTATTGACCACATTCCTCTCCAACTCTGATCAGAACTTTGAAAGCGGCAATAATGAGGGATGCAGGCATGCGAAGATCGTATTTGCTGTAGTCTCCAGCTAAAATCCTATCTTCTCCAAACTTTCGCATATGTTTGGCTAGAATGTCCCACTCAGGGCCCATTGCATTCACACCAACAGCACACTCAGAATCAATAGGAAACATTGAAAAGATCCGAGCGATGGGCAGGAAATACATACGTACCAGCATTTGAAATGCCCAATCAGCCGCTTGAAATACACGCACTTTATCCTTTCCAATTTTTGTAGGTTCATCCTTAACACATGCTTTAAATATAGCATAACAACGTTCCCCACGCAAAAGCATCGCACGCATCTTTTCAAATTCTTCCATGATGCGAGCATCACACTCAGCAGGACACTCGTGGTCAGGATAATCCTCAGGGTTCAAGAGATAAATCCATTCTCGCTTTTCACCAGTAAGAGGGAAACCTTTTGACGTTCCTTTCTTCATAGGATCAATGAAACGCTTTCCATCAACACCACAAAGAGTTTCCATCTCGTTGAGAGGCTTCAATTCATCTCTCACCCAATCGGCAAAATCTGGAGATTGGAGTTTTTCGATCAAACCATTGGCGTAATCAACAACTGCTCGATCAATGAGTGTCGGTTCTACGCCAGGCCCTGGGTTTGCAGAATGTTTCAAAGATTCCTGCCACATTTTCCATGAATGGAAAGCAGGTGGACCATGTTTGTTGGGGACTCCAGTTTCTTCCTCAACAAGGTCAGAAATGGGAGTCTTAATCACTTCACTCTTGGTATGTGAAACCCTCCCGGGTGTCTGGCCAAGATATTCAACATTGCATTTATCATGCTCCAAGAAATTGATGGGAGACTTTGGATGAATATCTTGAGTAGATACCACTTGCTTCTCATAACGGGTAGTGGGAAAAGTACCATTCACATGGGATGGCATGGTCCCAATCCAGTCATTGCACTCATTCACAGTATCAAGAATCTCTTGACGAGTGACAGTCAAAGCTTTGCCACTGGGAGTACCAGAGATGCCACGAAGATGAATGCCAATAATAGAACTTTTGGCAAAAGCGGAAACCAAAATAGCACCACACATTCCAGTGAACGTATTATAGGGTGCATAATAATGATATCCTGCTCCTCCAGCTTCGGAATTGTGAATGTAGTTTGCACGTAAAATATCGTTGTTCAAAGTGCCGTCTGCCTTACGATACAATAAATGCGCACTACCAGAAACAGTGACTTCATCAGGAAACAAATGTTTGATGTCAGCCATGGGGCCTCCGGAGGGAATATTGACAATGCACAAGTCCTTCCCTTTGATAGGTTTCATCGCAGCAATGCTCACATATCCTTTAAATTGAGAATTCAACTTTGTAGGATCTCCTTTTGTGATCATGGCCTTCATATCTTTACGATTCTTGAAGATATGTAATGGTAGTAAATACAAAGTTCCACCCAACGCCAATATGTCACATGATTGTGAAAAGTTGTTTTCAACCAAGGTAATGTGAAACAAATTCTTCTGCACACGTGCCATAACCTGATCATGAGTCATGTTGCGATTCTTATCCGAAACGTGGAGTTCGGAAGCCTCAACGGTAGCCCACGGATTCACTTCAGAATCACGCTGCAAAATTTCAGCAACGGAACTGGGGGCTAAAGCGCTCTGAGTTTTGTGTGTGGACTTGAGAAACATGACGCATGAGTACAACAAACGCCCAACCATACATACGGAAAAGAACTGTACAGCCTTGCTTCTTCGTAATGAAGCAAAGAGATCTGTAGTAATAGTACGGTTATTGGCCAATCGAGAACACATATCATCACGCCACGCAGCCAGAGCACTCACGTACAATCCAACACAAATAATCAAAAAAGAACAAAAGTAAAAGAAGGTAAATGATCCATGACAACACAGAATAAACATGATGGTTGCAAAAATGAAAGACATATCCCGGCGCATTTGCTTTTCCAAATCCAAAAAGTCGCTGTAATGATACATCATATACAACTTCTGAGTAATACTGGAATTAACAACGCATTCGGGAATGCGAACAGTGATATTGTTCAACACTGAATTCATTTGAGCCATGTTGGTTCTAATAAATTCAAAGGAAAAATCACAGTTCACTTGCTTTTCATGTTCACATTTGCACAAATTAGAAGAACGATTGCATCCAGAACAATATTGCCTGGACGCAACCAAACCTTGCCCTTTCTCAACAATGAGACGCTGAATGTTGAAATGTTTTTCGCACTTGTCAGTGAGATAATTTAGTGCCTTATCAATTCCAACCGGAGTGGTTTCAATTCCTCCAAAAACAGGCTTGAGCATCAACTTCTTGTTGTTCTCATCTGGGGTGTAGACATGTAAATCCCAAATATCAGTAACAAGAGATGACTCAGGAAATTCCTCCATAGCTTTGTGTGAATCCAAGCGCCCATCATCTGTTGCAAACTTAGGTTTGACGGTGACACGAATGTGGACATCCCCACGTCGCACAATAGAAAATGGTTTGATAGAGCCCAGACGTCCATGCTGCACAAGTGGAGCATTACTAGTAACCACGAGCACTTTTGGACGAACTTCAACTTTGCCTTTTTCATGAAGATCCGCCTTATTTGCGTATGTAATCATGTTGTTGTTGATGTCTATGAGACGTTCTGTTGGTGACTTTTCCATAAAATCAGATTTGGTGTTACCCATATCGTCAAGAAAAATACCTGCCGTATCACTTTTCAAAGTGGAATCATATTTGTCTGACTCCTTGATAATAGCAGTGAATTTCGGATCAGGATTAGCACCAGCAGCTCGAAGACAATCAGCCATAACAACCTGAGCGACAGTAGATTTTCCAACACCAGATTCTCCCCAAATATAGATCGTAAAAGGAGCTTGCCGCATTGATCCATCAATACGCTTTGCTGCATACAATGCACGATTCGTGCGCAATACTGTAAGGCGTTTTTCAAGAACAGATTGTTGCCAAGTTCCCTTAGCAGATTTGAAAGCTCGCTCAGCCATCTCAATAGCCTCATCCAACATTGTCCCATATTCCAAATCAGTAATAGGGCGTGTTTCACCGTTATATTCAATCGGTTTGGTAGAAAGATTGAAAACCATGGCATGCTCGTGCAACTCAATTAATGTAAAATACAATGAATCAAATTTATGACCATCTTCACTTGAAAATAGCAACGGAGCAAAAGATCGTTGTTTAAAGCATTCATATCCTCCTTCAATGAACACAATTATGGTATCCAATGTAGCCCCTACAAAGTCAATAGCAGAGACATGTTTTCTGAGACTTCCAACGCGAAACAACTCAATACCTTTCACTGACCATGAAAGATTCGTGACACTGCAAAGTCCAATTGATGCAGCCATAGAAATGAGATTAGAAATTTTCTCAAATACAGGCGCATTTCTGACCAATTCCCAATTATCTTTGATTTTGGGCAAAAGACTAAGCCAAGATGAATTAGTTTCAGCATCACCTGATTGTGGCTCAAAAACGTTGTATCCAAAAGTCTCCTTGCACCATTCAATCATTTGAGAAGATGAAACAGCATTCTCAATCAAAGAACCCTTAATCAAGGTCTTCAAAGCCAAAGCCAATTGAACCGCAACTTCCATTGGAGAGTCACAAGAAGGTAAAGAAAATGACAACAAACCTAATGTCTCCAGAACATCTAACAGCTGAGATGCCTTATCTGAAACTTTCAAATCTATGAGTTTTGCTTTCGCTTGTTCAATGATAGATCCAGGATAAAGGTGTTCAACTAGAGATTGTTCTTCATATGGCTTGATCAAGCCCTTCTTTGGCTTGGGTACATTTTTAGGAACTGGTTTTCCTTCCCGACGCAAATCTTTGTTCTTTTCCTTACGAACAGATCGTCGGTTTTGTTGAAACTTGGAACGAGCAGCTTGTTTTGGATTAAACTGCTCAGATTGGGGTAAGAAAGAGTAACTTTCCTCCGTAGAGGTAATGTTGTCCTCTTTATTAATAACAACATTATTTTCACACGCGAGAGAAGTTCCATTGCTTGACATATTTCATAATAATAAAATGTGACAAGCATAACGGAACCAATTCGCAGAAGCCTGCAAAATGGTTAGACCATCATGCTTCGACACAGCAACTTTGGGATAAAATCCTTAATCATATGCTTCGTAGAGTGAGATTCGCCGCAGGCGGGGCGACACTCTCCACATATCGGTTGGTATTAGTTCAACTAAATTGCTGTTTCCAAGAATTCTCAAGGAAACGCGGGGTTCATTACGTCCCACAATAAGTCTAGATAATACGCCGACTACTGAGTCTTGTCTAGGGTGTGGCCCTCCTCCGAAGAGGGTTCCAACGGGATCCTTTAGGATGTTTGCAAAGGTCCAAAACAACTCCATCCTTATTATCAGCCGGATGAAAATAGGCTCTTCCACATCTGTGGGAATACGACATAGATACAGGTTCTACCTCAGTCTATGAAGGTTGTTAATTACAACTTTAAATCTTGCAGGACATATATATGCTTCCTAGTGATTAGTAAGAGCATTTAAAAATGGCATAAAGCCTGAACAAAGTGTGGGTTCACACACTCTAAACTAAAGAACAAGTACATTAAAAGAAAAGGCTGATCCTTTCAATTATACTATAAGTCTAGGTTCAAAAATTAGTTTAACCTTAAAAACTAAGACGCGCCAACGTAATATGCTTGGTTAGCATAACGCGAATAGATATAAAACTGGGTCAGATACACAAACAGTTTCAGTGTAGTATCTGTTAAACGAGATCAACAATACTCTCAATAACAATTACAATTTAAAACTCAAGAATGACAAATAACTTTCCGGGGAAAACCCGAAAAGACATGGTTGTCATAAATGAGGTTTTCGTAATCCCTAAAAAGAGTCTTGATACAGACTCGAGTAACAAATCGTTACTACTGATAAAAGTTTGAATATCTCCACATGGACAT